TATCGTTTTTGCCATAAATTTTGAAATAAAAATTATACAGTCCCTGATTTGAAACAGAGAATGTTGATTTTTCTCTCCCATAAACATAATACCTATCATTTTTAGTAAAAGTAAATGCCATTATTAATAGTTTAAATTTTTCGTTCATAATCTATGTAAATAATATTCATTTTACTAAGATGATTAATTATTTTAATTTTAAAGCTCCTAGACTTAAAATGGTCTTTCCAAAAAGTTTGTATTAATATTTCTTTAATAAAAACTATAATTTCTTTAGATTCTGCCTTTTCTTCTTTGTAAAATAAATGCTTTAAGAATTTAAATTTTTCATTCATAGTGTTCTTTAAATTGATAAATCAAAGTATAAGCTCCAGTTGTAATATATCTCGCATACATTTTTACAACACAATATTCTCTAGTGCCACTTTGTATTATTTTAGTATGATCGGCAAATTTTGCATTATCTATTACAACATTAAATCTTTTACTATCATACTTATCTTTTGTTAAAAAAAGATAAATCAATGTATTAATTTTTTCATTCATGAACTATTTCAGTGAAACCTTCTTTTATATACACTTTTTCTCTGAGGATAGAATGCCTTTCAGTGTACTTGTTTCCTGTGTCAAGAAAGTCATAAATTTTAACTTCTTCTTTTCCGTCCATGATTCTGGTTCCCCTTCCAAGCTTTTGAAGGTTTTCCACCTTACTTTTACCACCGCTAGCATTAATAAGAACTCTGATCGTTCTAATTGATATACCCTCGTTGAGTATATTTGTCGCAATGAGGACATCGATAATTCCAGATTCAAAATCTTTAATAACTTTGAGTCTATCCAATTTAGTGGAGCCATGTATATACTCTACCTCTTTATGTGTATTTTCTTCTATAACTTTTTTTAATAATTCACCCTGCTTATATTTTACATCTTTAATAAGAATAAGAGTTGGTTCGTTATGTCTCTCAACCAAATCTGTTATTTTCATATTCCTTTCATGATTATTAATTATGCCATCTTTATAAGCAGTGGGCCAATCTAATGTAGGAGGGCATTCTGTTTTAACAAAAGTAATCTTTGGAAGTGCTATTACTTTGTTTTCTATTAATTCTTTTGCACTCGTTTCAGAAATGATCTTTCCCAAGTGCTGTCGAATGAGGGCAAATGAATATTCGTCTCCCTTATCTGGTGTAGCAGAAAATCCCATTCTAATTGGATATGATGTCTTGGCGAGGAATTCTTGAAATGTTTTTGAAGAACAATGATGCACTTCATCAAAAATACAAATCTTGTATGTAGCAAGTGAAGGTATTGACTTGATGCTTTGTATTGTCCCAAATTGAACTCTGCCGTGACGTTTAATTTTTCCATGCCAGACGCCAACTTGCTCCATTCCTTTCTCCTGTGCTCGTTCTGCCAGTTGATCACATAATGCCACCTTATTTACAATGATTAGAGCTGGTAGTTTTGTTTCTTTGAGAAATGCAATCAATACGTCTCCCTTGCCAGCTCCTGTGTTTGCTTTAACTATTCCACAATTTATTTTTAATAATCTTTTAAGAGCACTAACTTGATGCTCGTTATAGTTATAGGGAAAATATTTTGCCAGATATTCATCTGTGTATTTTTTCTTTTGATGAGGGAATTTAGTTCTTTTATCTATAACTTCTTTTAACTTGTACCCTTCTCTTTTTGCTAATTCAAGTAGTTCTTGAAGAAAGCCGCTTCTTAGAATTAAATATTCTTTTTTCTTTTGTGCGAAACAAACTTTTTTAATTTTACGAATATCAAAAGAACCACCTGCGTATGCATTTTTCATATCATTCCAAGTAAAATAGCTTTTGATAGCACGCTCTTCTTCTTTATTGGCTATGATTGCTATAAATCTGTCATCAATTCTTAGGTTCATATAAAAAAGCCCCCGAAGGGGCTGTCCTTTATTTTAGGAGATAGTAGTTAATTTTTCTTCTGGAACTGTTGATTTAACCACAGCCATTATACTGATATCTCTGGTAACTACGAATTTTCTTCCTTCTTCACCAGACACACCCTTCATGTCATATGGATTAAATGTTACTTCATCTCCAACTTTAAAGTCTGGGTCTTCTACATCTTTTCCAATGTTATAAACGATTGGCCTAAAAGTTTCTTCTGCATCCTCACTGGGAACATAAATTTGACCTCTCTTTCTAAAAAGTTCTCTCTCCACTGAAATCAACTCTAACACTACATGATTTCCAACTGCTCTTATTTCTCTTGCTGGCATTTATTCCTCCACGTCCTTTGCCATTTGATTTATCATTTCCGTTGCGTCCAATCCAAATAATTCATCTTCAACGGTATCATCTCCGCTTTCTTTCTTCTCTACTTCTTCAATATCACTAGCTTGAATTCCACTTCTCTCTTCTTTAATTTGTTCTTCTCTATGCATTAATAATACTTGAAATTTTGCTATAGTTTCTTTTTCATCCTTCAAAACCCAAGAAACAAATTCTTTCTTCATGAAAGATTTATCTTCCCAAATTTCAGGAATTTCATATCTTGATGCGTTCTTTTTCTTTATAACTCCAAAGTCATATAAGAGTTTGAAAAGACCGGAAAGCCTAACTGGTCCGACAGAAAAATCAAGAAGGAATGGAATATTTCTCATCTCTGTTCCGAATCTTGACTTAATAACTTTTGCTTTAATAGTTTTAAGTGAACTTCCCAAAGCGGTTTGCCTTTGCTTTTTTTCAGCTTCCATCTCTGTAGTTGTTACATCATCAGTTTCAACTGTAGTTGAAAGTCTAATATAAAGAGAAGAATTATAAATTGGAGATTCTCCTCCTGTCTGAACGTGACTTGGACCATTGAGAGCCATACTTTGATAGAGCTTGTTTGTAAATATAAAAGTTAACCCAGCTCTTTCAAATTCATTATCAAAATTCTTAAAGAAGTTTGTGAAATCTTGGCCTCTCTTTCCCATATCAAATCCGCCAGCCAATCCACGAATAGATTGCATGTTTCCAAGTGAATCCATTATGATTAGGAAGTTTCCTTTTATTTTATTGAACTGAATTGCGTGGGCTAACCTTCGAATCTTCATTCCTGCGCCTTCAACATACCTAAACTTATCCGTTTCTTTGTTCTTAGGCATTTTATTGTCGGGAACTTCTTCTATCGCTCCACTTTTTTTATCAACACTATAAGACTGAAAAGTACTTGCCTTCATTATTCTTACTTTGCTTGGGTCTACTCCAGCGAATTTAATAAGTTCAGGTGAATTGCCTCCACCTTCTGACTCTATAATAATTATTCTATCAATTTGTGGATCTCTCATCGCTACAGAAGCCATTAAAGACTTTCCTGTTGATGGCAGTCCATCTATTCCTGTAATTCTTCCCTTTGGATATGCTCCATAAATATTCTTTGAACAAATATAATTAAAAGCATAAACGCCTGAGTCATACCAAGTCTTTACTGTAGTGTCTACTTTTGATATGTCTATAGCATCTTCGAATTCTTTACTTATTATTTTATCGAAGTCATCAAAGCTAGCTTTGACTTCTTTTATTTCTGTTGTTATTGTTGTTTCCGTTGTTGTTTTTGTTTTTGCCATTTTATCTCCAATAAATACAAGCCCTCGCTTGAGGGCTTGTACATTTCACCTTTAATTATTTAGTAAATTCATCAAGAATGCTGTCGATGTCATCATCTGTATCATCCTCAAAATCTTGAGTCACTACTGGTATTTCCATGGCGGGGGTATTTGTTACAGCATTATCTGGAACTGTCACGGATGTCTTTTTGGTTATACCCAAGTATGAATTTAACGCCTCTTCCTTAGCTGCTGCTGAAGAAAAAGAAATCAAGCTTGAATAATCCATTTCCATGGCGCTTGTGAACATTTTTAAGAGCATGTCCTTATCGGTGAAAATCGGAGAAGTATTTGCTGAAGGTGTTGATGTTTCATATTTTGATTGTCTACCAACTCCAGTCTTTGTAAGATTAAAATCTCGTCCATTCTTTGGATCAACAATAATTCCAAAATCAGTCTCGGTCATGATATGGAAAAGCATGTTGTAAATGGTTGGCCCATACTCGTAAAATACTGGTTGTACTTCTGTAGTTGGATCTTCGGGATTTCTCACTATGATTCTAGAAATATATCTAGGTCGAGCGTTAATCTCGCTGGCGAGCTTCCACTCATCACTTCCCCTTTCAGAAGCATTATAAAGCTTCTTTACATAATCCTGAACTGGGTCTCTTTCTGCCTCGTGAAGAGTTTTTCCGTCAACTACAACTGTCTGATCTAGAGCTTCATAAGGAACTCTTTCAATCCAGTGTACTTTGTGAGGAAAATAAAATCTTGTTTCGCCTTTCTTAGTGAGTGGTGGGAGAATACGAATAGTTTTCGTACCTTCGAATTTGGAATCTAAACTCCAAAACTTTTTCTTTCCGCCTTGCTTGTCTTCGTTCATAGCATCGAGCATGGCTTTTACTTCTTTGTCGTCCATTGTGGCCTCCTGTGGCACTTTGCCTTTTGCCTGTGGGCATTCGGGCTTTTGGTTTCATTCTCATACGAGAACGACTTCTACATTATATAGGGCCGGGATTTGTTTGTCAAATCCCGTATGTCTTTTATATATATGACTTAAACTCCCGCATTTTTCTTTATTTCTTCTTTTTTTGGATTTTCTTTTACTTGAACAGCTTTATAATCAACACTGCTGTCTCTTTCATCTCTATAAATATCCCAAGCATCATCTTCGTTTTCTGCTTCTTCGTCAGCAACTATATCATCAACATCTCTAATTCCATGAAGACCTGCATAGCTATCATAATCTTCACAAGCTCTATCGTAAGCATAATTTTCAGCCTTATCTTTAGTTGGAAACTCTACAGACTCTTCTTCAGGTTCATCCATTTGTCCTAATTGATTACCACCGCTATGATAAATATCAAATTTCATTATTTTACCCTTTCGTATTTAATTTTTTTTCCAGGTCTATATCAAGAGAAAACGTGAGTTTGGCCACAGTCAGGGCAATCAATGTCAATCGTCCATGAGGAGCAATAACTTCAGGTTGGTTCCGTAATAACTCAAGCCTCATTAATAGCCACGAGGCACAAGTTTTCCAAATCAAGCTAAATTCCACTCGTCGCCATCCCCAATACACGCTCCATGTTAGACCGAGCCTATCCCCGCCAGGGCCACTTCTCAATACCGATGAGCTGACCTCAAAAAAGAATCCCCATTTCTCCTTATTTATCTTAATGCTCATCTTTCTTCCCCCATGTCGTTGCGGAAGGGTAATCACTTACTGTCTTAGCAATGGTATGATTAGCGACCAGGTCAAAAGGCGGCCCCTCTACGTTAACATCAGGCATGCTCTCTTCCAGTTCTGGAAGAGGAGATTTTACTTTTACATATCTAACTGCTTCATATTTTTCTTCTACTACTTCATTACATTCTATTTCATCAGGTTCAAACTCATAAGGAATTTCATCCTGTTCTTCTGTAGCGCCTACTCTATAACTAGTTTCATAAAATTTATCTTCAAACTTAAAAACTTCATAATACAAAACATGCCATCTTCCAGTTTCTACAATCTCACTTGAAATTACTTCTTTTTCTCCAATGATATCTTGTAAATATTCTTTTTTAAACTTCATTATAATATCTCCACATATCCGGCTCCTATGTATCCAACAAAATTACCATTGCTAATATGAAACCAACCATTTCTATATCCAATTAATTCCAATCTATCATTACATTTTACTTTACCAACAATTCTTTCTTTTTTTATAACATCACTTCTAACATTTACAACGCCAGCATTTACAATACCATACATTCCACTATTAAATAATTCATGAGTTTCATCTTTAAACCTTAATAATTCTTCTGGAAAAGTAAAGAACCATTTCGGACATTCTTTCCATCCCACTATTGCTCTATGAGTTGTTATATTATCAGCATTTAAACTATATTCTTTTAAAAGAAGATAACAGAGTTCTTTGGCACTACTCCAAGTATTTTCAGAGTATTGCCCTTCCCAATTTAAATGACCCATCTCAATTCCAAGAGTGGAATCATTAGGGTATGAAGATATACTCAATCCATATTCTGTATAAGTTTTTGAACCAACGTGATACCCCATTTCTTCTTGAGGTAGAGCCTGAATTATATCTCCAGATAAGTCGATTAGAAAATGAGCTGATCCGTAACTGGTCTTCCCATATTTCCTCTCTTCGAAAAACTTCCAAGCACCTGTTGCTCTTTGCTTAGCATTTCCATACCAATGAAGAACTAATTTCTTAATAGGTTTCATTTGGTCTTTCTTTTCTGGTCTTGACCATTCGTTCTTTGTTAACAGCTTGTATTCTATATTCATCTTTTTTCCTTCATCTTTATTTTTCCGCCAACCATTGAGAAATATTTTACATAAAGAGATGTGGCCCATCTTCCTTTTATTAAAGAATCTCCATCTTCTAGTATAACTAGAACCGATCTTTTAGTTCTCGTTTTTAAAGAAACATTGTTGAACTCTTTAAAAAGAATTATAAGTGTAGCTATCTTTTCGAAATTCACACTTGTCATTATAATATATGCCTTATTT